TCACGAAGTACTGCTGCCTCATGGCCGAAAGCGGGTTCTGAAGGTCAAGTCCAACGCTGCGGTCGGCTTGGCCGATCATCGACACCTCAACCTCCACAGAACCAGAGTCCAGCGGTGGTGTCGGCCCCCAAGCGATCTCACCCAGACGACGATATGGGATGCGCCTGCCCGGCCCCCAGTCGGAGGGTGGCTTTCCAGCAGGGTGCATTAGCGGAGGCAGGGTTGCCAGAGACGCACGGTCAACCCGCGAGTCGCGCTCGGTCTTGATCTGTAGCTGTGCGCCACGGAGGATGTCACCGAATGTTTGCACTTCGTACATCCGCTTTTGATTACTGGACAAACGAGTTATCACAAACGGATAGTCGTCATAGCCGTTAAGAAGTTCGTGCTTGGCATAGCCCTCTGCCTGCGGATGGAAAACGGTGCAGTAGATTCCCTCGCTGCCGTCCTCCTCGTCGATCAGACGCTGGTAGCCGTAGACGACCATTACGAGGTCATTGTCGTCGGTGATGGGAAGGCGTGAGACATTCTTCTGCTTCTCACCGTCGAGATACATGGAATCCTTGCCGCGCAAGGTCTCAATCGCCTTGTCAACCCACTCCTCGTCCCAGCCCTCGTTGGTGACCTTCTTCTCCAGTTCTTGAGCGGTTAAGAATGTTCTCCAGAAAATGTAGGGACTGCGCTGTGGGTCGGACACATAGGGCGGCAGGATCACCTCGCCATCTGGGGCGCAGGAATGTACCACCGGGCGATCCACCGTTACCCTAGGAACCGCGATTTGGGCCTCACCTTTGCTTCTGAGGTCTTTGAGTGCCTTTTTGGCCCTCTTCTCCGAAAGGGCAGGGAAGGCCGTCAGAATCAATCCTAGAGCCATTTCCGTGGCATTCTCGTCCATCAACAAATCCACCATCTCTGGAGCGGCCTGCGCGATCTCGTCAAGGGTCATCGTCTGCAGGAAGGTGCGAGCCTCCCGCTGCCAGCCCACATATGAGATCATCAGACCCTTTTCGAGCAGGTAGTTAGCCCCCAGCTCCATTTGCTCGCGGAAATTAGGGATGTAGGTCGAGCGCATCCACTTTAGGAAGCCAGAGACCATCGCCGCCCTCGGCATGGATGCCATGCTAGTCGGGAATGCCTTGATGTGGGAGCGTTGCAGGGCTTGGTCGAAAAGTGCCACATAGGTGTCAATCCGCTCGCCGATCACATTTACCTCTTGGTCGCTAGCTCCCTCCCACGGGAATGCGTTAGCACCGTGCTTGCGGAGGTCGTCGCTCTTGCCCGGCCAGATGTTCCTACGCTCGTCATAGCTGCGGAGGCAGGTCTGGAAGTACTCGTCCAAGTCGATGAGTGCGGTCTCGTAGGCAGACGCTAGGGAGCGCACATCCGGCTCGCTTTCGAGGTAGATCAACGCTTCGCCTTCCAAGGCTTCGGATTCAGTTTCCATGATACAATTCGTAGGTGTCGGAGTCTATTTTCTTTGTGACTTTTATTGTCTTTTTGAGCAGTCGCTGGGAAAGCTTGGCTGGTACTTCCACCGCAATGCGGTTCCCATCCAATCCTGCATATACATACCGAGGGTTAATTGCGAGTCCAATCACCGTCACCTCCAGCACCTCTGGAGCCTCAACTGAGGGTTCCTCGGCGGCAACCACAGGTTCTGCCTTGGGTTTTGCTGACTTAGTCGCTTTCTTGGTCGTCCTCTTGGTCGTTGTTTTCATGGATTCCTGATTGTAGGGTTAATTCTACGACCTTCATCACCAGTACGCCAATAACGGACGCATAGGTGAGGTCGAATTCCTGTGTAAATCGGTCAATTGCGCGGTTGATCGCATCGTCAAAAGCTTCTGTTTGGTCTCCGTCTGTCATTTAGTATCCTCCTGTGCCTTGTCTAGTTACATTTATATGAGATCCGTCCACATGGTCAATAGCAGCCACGGCTGCATATCGCAGAACATCTATGGGGTCTTTCCATGCCTCCTTCAGCCCTCCGTCACCCGTGTACTCGCTCAACGCTTGAATGATGTTCTCGCAATCCTCGGACACATAGAAGTGTGGTCGGTTTACTGAGTCGGAAGGCTTCGTGGTGTCCCAAGACATCTTGCCGATCAAGGCTTGCAGGCCATCGTCGATCTCTAGCCCCGGAGCTGGGATGCAGATGATGTCCTCGTCGCTCAAGTCTTCAATGATAGACGATGCTCCGTCCGAAGCTTGGTACTTCGCCGCTCCCAGCCGAGGGTCAATCAACCGCTCGGTGATCTCCTCGTCACCCTCAAGGTCTCGGATGAGTTCCACATAGTCTCGGATGCCATAGCCTTGGCCTTTAGCCCCATCGCCGGGCATCCACTTGCCACCCTTCCATTCAGCCCAGTCTCCCACATCCACACCCGGCCATTCGCGGTAGACCCAGAATGTTCCTGTAGCGTCAACTGCCACCCAGCACATAAACCAGTTCTTGGCTCCCGCAGGGTCGATGATGTGATAACGAGTGATGTTATTAGTCGGAATCTTGTCCGGGCTAACCACATTAACCTCCTTGTTGAACTTGGGAAATTTGGTGGCATGGGACTTGACTGGAACCCCGTACGCACGAATCAGGATCTCCTCCCTTGGACGACCAACCAGTGTCTCCTTGATTCGCTCGTAGCCACCGAAAGGGTTGTCTTGGCTGTGGAAGTAATGCACGGATGCATTTCGCTTCTTGCTCCTCTGAACATAGGGGACAAGCTCACCATTTAGCAGTTCGGCCTCCTTGTTCTCGACGCTGGTAGCACCGTCTAGGTATTCCTTGATTACCTCCGTGTACCCGTCAATAGGCGTGAAGGTCAGCAGTAGCTTTGCGTTGCGGGTTGCCAGTCGGAACCGCAGGGTGTTGATCAACTCAGGGCCAAGCAGATACTCATCCAACCAAACGCCCACATTATGCCAATTAGGAGTGCGCGAACCCAACTCTGCTCCTTCCAAGATGGTTGGGTTGTTTTGGTACTGCGAGTAAGTCTTGAATATGATCTGAGAGCCGTTGGGTAAAATGAGCGATGAGTCAGTGAATCCATTCTTCTTAGTATAACTGATATATGTCCCAGAGGAAGTCTGCTTTGTGCGTAGCTCGGCTGGAAGCCAGTCCCACACGGCACTCTGCTGCTGTCTGATGCTAACCTCGGAGGTCTGCGCGAAACACATGATCTCGGCGTTAGGGTTCTCAATAGCCGCACGCACCACGGAGAATGCACCCCACTGCGTCTTGCCGCTGCGGTTGCCTCCTAGTGCTACAATCTCGTTGACCTCCTCCAACTGCTCCTCGGCCTTGGCCCAGTGGGGGAGTCGGAACCCAAAGCGATACGGATCGCGTTCAGCGTTGTCTATGGCTTCGTGGTATACCCTGTGAAGCTCCACAAGGTCAGCAGGCTCCATGAGGGCAATCTCCTCATCGGTCGGCGGGGAAAGAATCTGGTGGGTGCGCCACTTCATGCGACAATTTCGGCCTCGACTGCCTGCGCCTTCACCTTGTTGGCGATGCGAGATTTAGCCTCTGCGATCATCTTAGCGGCATCGTCGATAGATGCACCCTGCCTGTGTTCCACGACCGCAGTAGCCATGCCAGAGAGTTGCATGGACTTGTCCGTGAGGACACCCACGGTGATAGCCAATCGGTCGGGGGAGATGTTCTTGAGTTGGTCGGGGTCGTCGGCAAGCTGGTCTGCCTTTGCGAATAGCAGGTCGGTGTAGGTTTCAGCCGCCATCGCGTACTTTTGACTGAACTCCTTACGCTTCGTCTCCAGAGTGTCGCTGTGCCTCCACATGAGCGACCTCACGGTGTCGCGGGCAAGCCCTGTGATCTCGGAGGTGCTTTTGATGCTCTTGCCTTGTGCGAGCAACCAGAGGCACTTTGCCGCCGCCTGTGGGTTCCAGAACTCCACACGCTGCCTGTTGCCGTGTTCCTCGGCTCGGCGCATGACCTCTGCGAACCACTCCTGATCTGGTTCTGCGGTTAGTTTCTCGCTCATGGTGAGTGATTTTTACTTTAGCTTGGAGGCGTTTGCAATAGCTGAAGCGTTACCTTTTGCGGTACTTCTGGAGTAGCTTTTAGACATCAGTTCTTCCAATTGATCGCATTCACGAAACGCAGTTTCTAAATCTGCGTCTTTTTCGTAATTGATCGGAAGTGATCTCATCATCTTTGAGTACTTCAGAACATCGTTTAGCTCATTAGGCTGAATGATCTCGTTGTTATTCATTGTCTTCTGTTTCTTGGTCTAGGTTTTGTGCCGATTCAGCATAGCCTTCAGATGCGAGTTTTGCAGAAGCTTCCTCAAAACTCAATGGTTTTTGCTTGTCCGGGAAGAATATTGAGAAAATATCATCAAAACTAGACTTTTCAGCTCCAACTTTTTGCGTCCAACCCATTTTATCCCAGCGATCTTTTTCAGCAAACCACAAAACAGCTTGTAGGTCATCTGGATTCATTTTTAACTTCTTGGCAGCGCGTTCAAAAATAATTTGACCAACGGCAAAATCTTCATTTGTTACTGCGCTTTCTGCCTTGGGTTGAATTCTCCAAGGTGTTTTTTTATCTTCGTACAAAACAGCCCTCAAGAATCGAGCAGCCCATACATCAATAGTTGCCTGCAAAGTTCTGCCAGATAAGTTGCCAGCAAAATTAGGTGTCTTTGGTGCATTCCTATTGTCTAACCATGAACCGTGAATCACCTTGAGTACAGCCAATGAATTAGCATTGAATTTCTTTCCATTGCTGCGCTTTGGCAACATGTCTGTTGCTAGAATCATTATTTTTGCTCTCTGCGATGGTTTCCATGATTCTGGTTTTTGATTGATAAGGCTTTTAAGGTTTTTAGCCTCCTTGAGCAGATTTGATTGATCTTGTCCTTTTAAAGATTTGGCCTTTTCCTCAATGTCATTTATTTTTGAACTCAGAATATCCAAGTACCCGCGATTGACAATCTCATCGGCTAGCGTCCCGGACTCCTCAAGTTGAAGCATATCAATATATGCTTTACGATTTGGTTCATATCTTCCTGCGTTGATGCCTTCATATGCATCCATCGCTTGTAAAAAGTTTTCTCGAACTGGTGTTCGTGCGCTAGTAGCACCAAGCAATTGTGAGAGTATTTCGCGTCCTTTTTCGCCTAACGCATTTACGAGTTTGACTCTCATGCGCGAATACCAACCCATGCCAGCGGCAATTTCTGGGTTTTCAAGATATTTCTTTGTGCGCTTTACTACATCACCAACCACAGCGTCTACTGCTCCAGAATCAATAGCTTGATCAATTTTCTTTTGAGCAGACTTGGGAATGTCATATGCCAGTTCAGCATAATTTGGCTTTGTTTTATCAGTTGGGTTGTTTTTATCATACTCAACCAATTTTGGCGATTTGAGAAAATTGTATGGTATAATCTGCGGAACTGGTTTTCCGTCTTTGAATTTTAGCTCGCCTTTATCGTCAACAGCTTGGATTACTGGCAATGCATCTTTTGTTCCTTTGCTGATTTCTGTTGGCTTCTTAACAGGCTCAACATCACCCTCTGGCATGAACCGCATCTGACCAGCTTGCTCACCAGCAGGAGCAGCCTCTGGCTCCATCCACCCGATAGCGTCCGCAGGATACGACTCCAGCATCGCCTTGGATGTGATGGGAATCAGCTTCTCATCCATCTCGTTGATAGCAAACATCTGCTTTCCGTCTGCCCATCGTCCTTGAGCCTCCTGTGCGTTGGCTACGGGGTTGAGGTCTTCTGGGGAGATGCCCTCTGGCATGAAGCGGGTGGGGGTAGCTTTACCTCCAGACTCCTTGCTGTCCAAGAAGCCCATAACTGATGAAATTGCAGACTCGGTGCTTGCTTCAGAGTCTCCCCTGCCAGCCCATGTAGTGAACTCCTCCTCAAGGTCTCTCTTGGCTTGGTCAACCTTGTCTAGAACATCCTGCGGGAAGTATCCAGATGGAGCGTCATTGATGATAAAGTCAAGTTCGTCAATTGCCTCGCGTTCTGTGAGATTCTCTTCTAGACCATCGCGTATTTCGCGGAGTCTAGTGAGCGTGACATCGCCACCCTGCTCACCCTCTGGCATCGCACGCTGGGCTTCTGGCATGCGGACTTGGCTAACCGCCTCGTAGCTGAATGGCATTGCTGCATACTCCTCTGGAGCCATTGGGATAGCTTTACTAACGCGATCTGCGCGGTAGGTTCGGTAGACATTGTCCGCGCTCTTCACACCATCCTCCAAGAGCATCGGATTCAGCACGGCTTGCTCCTTTTTGTTGAGAAGTCCGAACATCGTGTTGATGAACTTCTTGCGCTGATCACCCTCAACCACTCCATACTTCTCGTTGAAGTACACGATGCTGTCCTCCGTGGGACGGTTGAGGTGGAAGTCCATCATTGCCTGAACATCTTGCAAAATCGCGTCGATATTCCCGGCGTACAGCTTCTTGCCACGCTTGCTCTGTGCGCGTTTCTTGATGTTCTCTTGCAGCTTGGTCACGGACATGAGTCCGTACAGGATGTTGCCATCCTTGGAGATGGTTATCGCTACTGGGGCAGAGTCACGAATAGCAGCCTTCTGCGGAGCGTAGACAACCTTGCCAGACTTGAGGCGGGTGGTGGCAGGGAAGTTGATCATCACCATGCGCTGACCTTTGCCATCCTTGACGATCCTATTGTACTGACGGATCATCCGCTTCTGCTCGTTGTTGAACTTGTGCTTGGCGAACATCTCGTTTAGCACAGCATCAGACAACCAACCGGGTTGCAGGTCACCCTCGTCGTCAATGAAAGCCTCACCCTTCTCTGGGGCATAGTTTGACTCTCGACGCTTACGCATGGCCTCCATAGCGGTCAGACCCGCCATTGCCCGGTCGATGTCCACCGATTTGTCAATGAAGACTGGTCTACCATCCTTGAGGATTGGCTTGTCGTTCTCGTCCACTTGGATGAATGGATGCATCAACTCCATGTCGATTGCGTTAGCAGGGTCGAACATGAGTGGCGCGCCAGAACCTTCCTTGTCGCTGATAAGTGGCTCAAATTGCCCCGGCATCATGCCAGAACTACGCCTGTTCATCTCGCGGAACATTCTGTTGGCGATTGGATTCTGCCTGATTTTATCGTCACCAAGAATTCCGTTACCCTTCACCCACGCGCCATTCGCGTCGATAGCACCACCACTCTTGATGTGGAGGTCACGCAGGACAGGGATCTTGGGAAGTACAGTCTCTAGCACGGCTCCAAGCTTCTTGCGAACCTCGCCACGGGCGGCAAGCGCACCAAGCTCGCCAGTCTCTGCCATCGTGGCGTACTGGTCTGCGTGCTGGTCGATGAAGTATTCAACAGCGATCTTGTCGAGCGGAAACTCAACGCCGATCTCGGCATCGGTCATTCCTGCATCACGAAGTCGCTTGTAGTACCCGTCTTTGAACCTTTCAAACTCTGGGTCGAGCTTGCCTTCTTTCGACCTAAACAGACCACCAACCGCGTTGGTCTTGGTGTCACCCAAGAACAGGGCAGCGATGCCGCCCTCCATGTTGTTCTTGATCAGCGTGTGGTGGAGCGTTTCGTGAGCCACCAGTGGCTTGAGGGGGTTGGTTGAATTGACATTGATATTCGCAGTATTCGTGTTGATGTCGTAACTGCTACTTCCAGAGTCGATGAAATTGTAGTTCAGCGTTGGGTTGGCAATGGAGTAGGTCGCCATCGACCTGCGAACACCCGGAGGCAGTGCCTCGTACAGTGCCTTCTGCTTGGTGTCCGTTAGTCCTTGTCGGAAGTTGATCTCGTCACCAATAGAAAGCTCGCGCATGCGCTTGTTAGTTCCCATGAATGCACCACCTGCGGCGGCAAATGATCCACCGATCACCAGCGATTCGGCTGCGGCCTGCGTCATAGTCTGTGGGCGCATGTCCGCACCGTCAGACAACCATTCAAAGAACAAGTCCGTAGGATACGCTGCGGCGATACCTCGGCCTGCCCTGCGGATGATGTCTGATGTAGCACCACCAAGCTCGAAAATGTTGAATGTGTGGGCAATTCCGCGACCTAGAGATCCGGGGGCTGTATGTGCCGCCACACGCTTCCAGAATGGAATTTGTCCACGGGCATTCTCCATCTCCTTGCCGACATATCGCAAAATCTTTCCGTACTCGGTGAGGAACTTTCCAGACTTCAACGCCGCGCCACCAATACCAATTGCGCCAACTACAGGGTTTCCTGCAAGCCCAACAACTCCAGATGCACCAAGTGCTGCGTTGTAAGCTTGGTCTAAACCACGATCCTTAAGGTAGGTTGTCACCGCATCGTCCACCTTGGTTAGAGTGTTGCCAGTACGCTCCAGCATGGAGCTAAGTGTCCTTGCTGGGGCAGAACGAATTCTGCGGCCAAGCTCAACAGTCTGCATCACCTTGTTGGCATATGCCTCTGGGATGCGAGTTGCCAAGCTGTTGCGCTTTACTGTCAACTCTTCCAGCGTGTTTATTGCCGTTGGCATTGCTGCACGCACCTCGTCAGCACTCGCTGTGATTTGCTTTGCCCTGTCTAGCACCTCATTGGCACGAACCATTAACTCTGGATTGTCAGCAGCCTTGGCCGACATATTCTTGAAAAGTTGCTGGTATCTTGGGACGAATAGCTCCTCTTTTTTAAGCACTGCGTTCCCAGCTTGCACCACAGCTTGAACCTTTGCTAATTCAGCTTCCGTTTGTGCAACTCTTCCTAGAACCTTCTGTGCGCCTAGCGTTAATCTAGTTGCAATTGGAACAGATTTGGCAACATTGAATGCCACGCTTGCTGGAATTAAGTTGGTCGGATCAAAAGCAATTTCTGAGAACGCACCAACACGCGAATACCTCTTATTGAATTCTTCTGCACCAAGTGTGTTCTTAGCGTCTTCTGCCATCTTCACAGCACCATCAAGTCCAAGTACAGTCTCGGCAATCTGACCCACTTCAAAGCTTTGAATGTCTCTATTCTGTTTCCATTGACGCTGGCGAGCCGCATACAAATCTCGTTCAGCCTCTGCGTCCTGTTGCTTGAGTGCCTCAACGCTTTGTGTGTACATTGGTACACCACCCGGCCCAACCATAGCTACATCCTCAGCTTGAATGGTGTCAGCAAGTGCAGCAGAACCAACATCTAGGAGCCTACCAATGTTTGCAAAATTAGTTGTTATTTTTTCAATTGCAGCAAGTCCGCTTGTTTGAAATTCAGCCTCAATCTTTTTCCCTTCTGGTGCGCCAGTAAGAACATCAAAAGCATTTTTGACGCTCATGACTTTACCAAATGTTTGCATCAAGTCAGTAAATCCACCAAAGGCATTTCCAACAAAACCAGCAGCCGTTTCCAGTTGCTCATCCCAAGTAGCACTTGGGCGAATAATCTCTTCATCCCAAAGTGTTGTGAATGCATCTAGATTTGCCTCGTCCTCAAGGTCACGCTCGGACATAGAATACGCCTGACCTCTCTTTGTCAGCGTACCATCCTCGTTGAACATCCCAGCCTCCTTGAGGTTGAAGAAAAGCTCGCCGTTTGGAGTTGCGTTTCCTTCTGTGTCAACAAATCCAATGGCTTGGAACTGATTGAAGTCTACAGGCTTGGAGAATAACTCGTTAGCATTGCGGTAAATTGTTCCATCTGGCATCCGCAGAGAGTTTATCTCAATCCTCCGTGCCATTTGAGGGTCTACAGTCACCATGTCAGATGGTGGAACCTGTGTGAGTTCTGCCTCTGACACGGGTTTGTTGTACGCTTCTACAAGCGTATCTGCTGACTCAAGCTCGATTTGCCTAAGCTTATCGGTGACACCAGTGGTCAGCAGTTCAAGGCTACCCTTGACCTTTTTGTTGAACTCTGGCTTTTGGTCTTCCGGGACATTGAATGGCATTGCTGGATAAATTATGGATTGCGCCTGCGATTAAAGTAACTGTTTGCTTCTGATGCTGCTTTGTCTGCGTCAGTTTGCGGTGTTCCATCTGGGTTGACAAGCTTGTTCCCAGTAAGTCGTTGTTGACCAGATTTGATGACTTCAATCAATTCTGCAATTGCTGCTTTTGCATCTTCTTCTGGCATATCTGGATCTAGACCATTAAATGCAATAGATGCTCTTGCTCCTTCAGCATCAGAAAGCGCACCCATTCCCTTCATGTCCTTGATGGCCTCCATGAATCCCTTAGCCTCGACTTGTTTGTATAATGTTTTAGCTCCAGCACCTGCTGTTCCACCTATGTCAGGTGAGAGCCAAGTTGCGCCAAACAAACGACTAAATCCTGGGTGATCTCGTAGTTTTTCTAATGTTTGAATAAATTGGTCAGACTTGTCTTTAAGAATTGCAGCTTGTTGTTGAGCCTCTTTTTCAGCCAATTCAGCTTCTTTTTTTTGCATGGCTGTTGGAGGAGCCGACATCACCTGAGCGTCAGCGATAGAACCATCTGGATTCATCTGAACCTTGTAAGTCCCCATCGGATCTAGGCCAAGCTTTTCAGCCTCTGGGCCTTTGACGATCTGAACTTCTTTTTGTGCTGCTGGAGAAGCAATCAACCTTCCCCTTGCAAGTCGAGGTTGTTGCGCTTGTGGTGTTGGTTGCGGTTGAGATTGAGCCATACGAGGCTCAGTAGGCATTGCGCCACTTGGGGTCATCTGCGAGGTTGCCATTCCGGCACCCTCTTGAATCATGCGAGCGATTTCTGCTTGTTGCTCTGGCGTGCCTTTGGCTTGTTGAGACAAGTCGCCACGACTCAAACGCTCCAAAGCAGGGATAATTGCATTCTTGGCAAAGTCTCGTTCGTTAAAACCACCACTAGCCGCACCGGGATCATTTGTCTTGTGAGGTGGGATGAATGTCACATTTGGAATGCGCCCAAGAGTATTAACGAGAACCCGTGCATAACCATCTGGGTCAGATTCCATAACCTTACGAGCTTCGGCGTGTCCCACAAAGAATGGTTCTGTATGGAATCGTCCGGGCGTTCCTCGTCCGTTCTCTTTCGCAGTGCGAACTCCACGAACTGGAACATCTACTCCACGATCAGCAAAGTATTGCTTTGTCTGGTTGACATAGTCCATTGCGGCGGCACGCTCAATTGCACTTGCGTCATTCGGGATGATGATTTCAACGCCTTTCGCGTCTTTGCTAGCGGCTGCATTAAAGTCTAGAGATACTTGCCGTGCGTCTGGCGTTGATTTCGGAAGAAGATCGCGAGTTTTAGATGTGAACCCAAAATTACCAGCAGATGGAAGTTGCTCGTAATTTATTTGCGATGTTGGTGGCAAGTTCTGCTCTGGAGCCTCCCATGTTCCTTCTCCAGTCGCGTAGTTTTGCAGATTTCCAATACGCTTTCCGCTTTCGATGTCGTATGGATTGCCTTGTGAGTCAACGTTTACATCAACTTGTGCCTCTCCGAGTGGAGTTTGAACCACAATCTGCTTGAGTGATCTTTCAGCGGCTTTTGATGCAGTTGCTTGTTGAGCTTTTTTGCTATATATATTAGCCCTTTGTTGCGCGATATCAAGATTTGCTTGCTTGTATGCCGCATCTATTTTAGACTCCCTTAACTTAATAGCTCTATCTTGCGCGCCAATGCCAAGCGTAAACGCATTAGAGATTCCCTGCGCAGCAGTTCGGCCAAGTGCTAAAGCCTCCATCGGAGAAGTATTAGGGTCGTTAATTTTAGCTTGCACTGGAGCAAGGTAGCTCTCAATATCAATTCCCAAATCTTTCCCCATTTTGATAGCTGACTCGATGCCAGCAGATGTGGCTTTAATTTCAGCGTCAATCTTCTTGCGTTCTTTGCGAGCCTCACCAAAATCCGCAATACCCTTACCAATCATAGCCCCAAGGTTCTGCATCCCCTGTGCTTGAATCTCCGCAGCCCTTGTGAAGCCAGAGTAATCCTGCACAAACATCCGTGGATCTACACCCGCGCCTAGCATTTGTCCTTGTCCGTAAACAGCCATATTATTAGTCCTTCATGTATGTTGGTATTGTTTGGTCGAACCAAGCAACCCGTTGTGAAATGTTTTCAATTGTGCAATCCAGCTTTGGACAATGCACAAATTTAGGGGCCGACTCCCTACGATCAATACAAGCGGTGCAAGCATGTACATAGTCGCAATTATGCGTCCTGTCAACCTTCTCTGACCATTTGCCATCTACCTTTTCATATCTGCTTGTTTGAATCGGGACATTGTTTTCCTCGCAATACTTGAACACATCATCGTGCGTCCAATCGCGCATTGGATAAAAGGCATTGCATTGGCCAGGGTTAATTCGCACATCCACGCGAACGCCTGCATCACCACCATAAATTGGATCAGAGTCGCACAATTTATGTCCTACTAGCATTCCGTCCCACCCAGCGATAATGCCAGGGTTCTTAGGGCGATTGTAAATATCCATAGCGCACACCCACGGCTTGCCTTTCTCCATCGGAGTAATGCCAGTAGGGCAAGTCATGTCCGTGTTGTCAAAGATGTACTTATTCTGCACCTCAAACTCGTCGCCAGTCTGTTGAAATGCAGAGAATGTCGGATGCCATGTGTACACCTCAAGATTCCATTCCTCAATAATGCGATTCTGGAATGCGTATTTACTGGGCTGCCATTGTTCGCGGTAGAATACAACTGGAACTTTTACTCCAACCTTCTTGAATACAAGGTCGAGCAAAGCCATGCTATCTTTGCCACCGCTCCAAGCAAGGCACGGTTTTTTAGAGACACTTAAACATGTCTCGATATTCTTAATGGCGTTCTGTACTTTTTTGAACATTAGATTGCGGCAATTGCTGCGCTTCCAAATGCACCAGCACCACCTGCGGCACCAATCCCAGAGGCAATCCCACCACCAAGTGCCCCAAGTCCACCAAACAATCCCGACGAATAAGAAGCCCTTGCTTGTTGCGTAGCTGCATTGGCATTAACGATATTCTGCCTTTGAGCTGCTCCAAGATTAAGAGCCTGTCCAACATCAAATAGCTGTGGCGTAC